GTCAACTTCAACATCTCCTTCGACTATCATGACACTATCATCACCATCAACATAGAAACACGTCTCCCACTCATTGTGGTCGGCGAATGCTTTGAGCATAGCGTAGTTGCCCACGCTGTTTCCGAGGCCAGTGTTCTGGTCCCCCGACATTCTGGTTCCTCTTGTTCGGTACCTCGTGCCGTGTTTGGTGACACCCTTGTTGTTGATCTGCATGTGCAGAAGGGTGGACAGTTCTTCTCTGTCTGATGAACGGAACATCGCTTTGTAAAACTTGTGTTCTAGTCTCAAAAGCTCTACTCCGAAGTGTGCATCGAACTTTGAATGATCCATGCATATGATAGTTGGGTTTCTGAAATGTTGGAACTTCGCCCATAGATCTTGCCCTCTCTGTGTCAAATTGCGGCCCTTCGCAAATATTGGAGTACCTGAAGCATCCAATTGTTGATACACATGTTTCTCCACCGGGTGGAGATAAGTTGCTAAGCGCAAGCAGTAGCGTTTGTTACGGTACTGAATGCATCTGGGAGCGCCAAAGTCAGGGTCGCTATCGGTGAAAACGTGCGCCTTGTCGGGCTTCAGGAACATTTTCACCTCACCATCCTCAGGTTGTATCGGATAGGCTTCCAAACTTTTCTTAGCAGAGAGCAGGAGTTTACGCTTAGCGCCCGCACTGTGATTTATTACAGTCTCTTCCGAGCAGGGGCTAAGGGTCTTGACAAATGGTCTTAGGTGCTTGGTCAAATCAAGCTTAGAAACATATCTAAGACCAGTGTCGAGTTGGTGTCGTTGTTTCAAGGCCACCACCTCGTTGCAAACACATCCTTTGTGCGTCCAAACGAAGCTGTTGTTAAGCTCTGGTATGCTGTAGTTGAAGAGCTTGGTGGTCTTGCGCGTACAATGACAAGCGCAATCCTTGACGTTAACACTGCTGCCTGGCAAGGTAACATTGGGTCCAGGTCGTCCGGACGTACAGACAGCAGTCAAGGTGCGGCATTCCTAT